ATCAGGGTTGAATTCTCTAGATTTATTTATTTTTACAATATTCTTATTTAATTTTTTAAATGGAGGTATACCACCTTTAAACATATTTAACTACCTGAGAAATTTATTTTTATTTTTTCTTTCTTATTTATAAAGGTTTTTTTATTGATTTTTTTATTTTTATTTTTTATTATATTATTCATTTTGTTAATATGTTTATCTCCTATTTTTTTTAAGATGTTATCAACTTTCGGTTTATTGTATTTATATTTTTTCATGTGATTAATATTACAACATTTTCCTTTGTTCTCACAAGTATACTTAATATATTCATCCTTATTTAATATTGTTACGTAGTTATTATATAATAATCTATGTAATGCTACTTTTTTCTTTTTAAAATAAAAATTTATATAAGTACCTCTATTTTTTACATTTAAATTTGTAATATATCCATCCCAAATAGAACATTCATTCAAACTAAATATCGAAGTAGTTATATTCTTACTTATTCTTTTTATATCTTGTACAGATAATTTATTAATATTATTAACTTTAATTTGTTTTGCTATTAATTCTTTAAAAATCTTATTTTTATCTTCAATATTTTTATTTATATTAATAATTAAGTCCATTTATAATCTATAATATAAAAAATTTGCACAAACATGATTATATTAAAGATTTATTTTATAAACAGAATATATATCTGTAAATTTATCATCAATTTCATTACTTTCATATTTAATATAAATTTTATTTTTTTCTGTTGTATCTAATTTTGAATTTATTTTTTTAAAACTTCCATTTTTTACAACAGCAATAATTTTATTTGAGTTATTCATAATAAAAATTGTTATCTTGAAAACTATATTAAATAGTAATAATTCTGTTTTGAAATTACTTTTATAATTTTTATTACTTATTTTATTAATATATTGATCTAGCCCCATAATACCTTTGTCGATATTAATAAATTTCATATTTTTTTTAATAAAAGTCCAATTTTTTACATTTGATAGCCAAGTAATAAATTCACCTCTTATAAAATTAGCAATAGATGTTTGGATTTGGTTTGTATATCCAAGATTGCGATCTTCTATTGAAAATGTAGGGTTTTTTAACCAATAAAATGAATTCGCAAGTACTCTAAATATAATATGATTTTTTTTTATTTTTTGATAAATAAAATCTCCTATTTGTTCATATGGATTCTCTAAATTTTCTTCTATATTTATCTTATTTCTTAATACATTTTTCTTACCTATTTGAGGAATACTATTTTCTCCAAATATTTCTGATAATACAATATTTGCATTCATTGAATTACTTCTAATGATTACCTGATTATTTCTAGGTGTAAATGAATTATAATCAACTATATCTGATATAAAATATTCATCTTTTTGTAATAATTCATTTGCTTTATAGTCAGAATCTAATATTTCTTCAATTAGTTTGTTAATATATTTTACAGCATTATCATATGTTAATTTAAAATTACATTGGTTTCCTTTCCAAATACAATTATTATTTTTATTACATTCATTCTTTTTGTGAATATTACACAATTCTCTTGTGTTATTTACAATATATTTCTTCGGAATATCTAATTTTTTTACAAATTCAATATTTCCTCCCTTTTGTTTTAAAAACTTGTATAATTTTTTATCCAATTTTTTATAAAATATATTTTTTAACTCTTTTACTTTTTCTTTTTTACTTTTCTTTTTTAAAACTTTACTTATTTCTTCTACTAATTTTCTATCATTAGATAGTAATGATGAAAACTCTAATTTGAATAAATTATAATTTTCCATATTAAAATTTTTCAGAGTTATTTCTTTCATTCTAGGATCTGTTACTATATTATCTGAATTTATTGCATCATTTATTTCTTTATCAAAAGCTACATTTTCAATAGTAAAATTACTTAATTTAAATTTATTTGATATTGATTTTAATTTCTTATAATTCATATTTTTATTCTTCACTGGTATTATTAATCCATTCTCTAATAATATTCCATTTACTAAATAATTATCTTTAACTTGTTTTGCAGATGAAAATCCATTAAATTTTATAAAATTATTATCTTTTAATTTCTTTTGTAATTCCTTTAAATTTTGTACACTTTTATCTAATGTTAATACATGTTTATCATTCTTCTCAATTATATTGTATTTATAATCAGAACCACTAGAAATACATGGAATTAATAAGTATTTTGTTAGTATAAAAATACATTTATTCCTTTTATCTATTATTTGTCCAAGTATTTTTATTTTATTTTTTACTAAATTTACTATTGTATTCTTTGCAGAATGTTGATTTAAATTTTGCATATTATTTTTACAATTAACAGCTAAATATTTACTAAAAACGTCAACAAATTCAATATCTTTTTTAAAAGTTTTATAAATATTAAATTTATTAGATACAGTATCTTTTGTTACTTCAAATATTGGATAATAAAATTTATTTTCTTTTAAAATAAAGATATATTTATTATCATTCTCGATTGATAAATTATTATCACATTTAATTACAAATTTTGATAGTATTTTTTCTGTATTTATGTCTTTATAAAATTTCTTTTCAAATATAATCAAATTATAGCCAGATTCATCAAATACTCCTGGTACTAAAAATATATCTCTGAGTAATTTTTCATTAATTATTGATGATGTTTCTAAGAATTGAAAGAAATTTTCTTTATTAATAAATTGTGTTTTAATATCACCTGAATTCATAAAATTAAAAATGTTATCATTTTTCTTAATACTTGACATTATTTTTTCTAAAAATTCGTCTTTCGATAAATTAAATATTGCTCTCATACAATTAATAAATTGATCCTCTCTTACATCAACACCATATTTAAATAAATATCCTGAAGGAGCAGATATTAAATAATGATTCTCTATTTTTAATTTCCTATTAAAATTTTTATTTAGCATTATATCTAAAAATTTTGGCAACATTCCATATCTTCCTTCTTGAATTTTATTAGTATCTTGTAATATATATAATTTGTCTCCATATAATTTAGTTGATCTTAATATAATTTCTTCCTCTTTACCTAAGCATTTTAAGAAAAAATCTCTTTGCTGACTATTTTCTTTCATGAATTGATCTTTCTTAAAACAGCATGGCATACATAATCCATTCGGATTTATTGCCCTTGTTAGAAATCCAATATGCATATATTCACCATTACTATCACTTCCTTTTTCAGGATCACAAAAATAATAAATATCTTTTCCTGTAGTTGATGATTTTTGTTTTATTGCTCTAATTGTTATTAATTTTTTTGATTTACCAACTTTAACATTTACTTCTTTTTCATAAAAACCACTATCATTATTTAATTTAAAACCTTTATTTTTTGATTTATCTAGATCAATACCTTGAGGTTGACGTTTCTTCTTTCCACTATTTTGACATGCTCTTGAATAGTGATCCTGACCCTGTTGTGGTTTAAATCCTAATCTATCTTTGTCTCCTTTTATCAATTGCTTTACTTTTTTTGTTTCATCTTCTCTTATTTTTGGTTCTAATACTTTATTTCTACGTTTTGCAATATTATGTAATACTTTTAAAGTCTCCAATAATTTTATTCTTTTTGTTGATTTATTTATATAAGTATCATAGTATAAAAAGATTAATATTTCTAAAAATTTAATTATTTTGTCCAATTGTTCTTTATTTCTTGCTCCTGATATTCTAATCTTATAATTATCTGCAGTTTTACCTTGTATTTCTATTTCAATACCTGGAGTTTTTAATTTAGGAATTTCATTTAATTTTTTCAATACTTTTCTTACTCTTCTTACATTAAATTTAGATTTTACTTCATTTATTTTTTCTAGTGCTTCTTTTTCTGTGATATTATATTGCTTTGATAATTCAATTGCTAATGAATTAATATTAAACTCATAATTTTTCAAAAAGTAAATTATTTTTAATTCTATTCTTTGTTCTGTATCATATTTATTAATTCTTTTATATCTCAAATAAGTACCATATTTACTTTTACTATCGTCTTTTTTTATTTTAGCTTCCCGTTTTCTTGGTTCAATTACAAGAACAATATATGGGTAAAAATATCTACATAACTCTGATAATTCATTATGATTTATTACTGCTTTTTTTGGCAATTCAAATTTTATTATTGAATTTATAAAAGCGAATTTAAAATCTTCATTTTTTGGATATAAAAACTTTATTGATTTATTTTCTAAATTTATCTTTTTTAGTAATGAATTTACTATATTGTATGTATCATAAATATCTTCCATTGTTGCTTTATTATCTTCCTTATATTGAGTTTTGTATTCTAACCTACCATTTTCATTTAGATTTATTGCAATATACTTAAATTCTTGTAAATTTGCTGATAAATCTTTAATATTTGTTTTTACTTTAAATGAAATACCATAAGGAGTATGTTGTATCCATTTTGCTAATATTGTATCTCTATCTTTTTCCGTTGATTTCTTATAATATTTGAAAAAAATACTTCCATCAACTGTTTGCCATTGAATAAATGGATATTCCTCACTTACTACAAAATTATCAAATATTCTAAATAAATCTAATTTCTTTCTATTCACATTACTCATATTTTTCTCATCAAGTAATATGTGTGTTACTGCTTGAGTTATGTAATTATATTTTACTATTTTATCGTAAAGTTGTCTTTTTGTTTTTAGATCTTCAATTGTACTTGTTATTTGTGATTCTAAAAATAAATCATTTCTATTTGTTTCATAAACTTCTCTAATAAATGTTATTTCATCTCTTCTTAATTGATCATCATTTGATGTATTTAAATAATCTACTAACTTTTTAAAATTATCAAATATTATTTCTGGAAAATAAATTCTAACATATGTATCAAATAAATTTTTTATTTGTTTATTATCACTTGATTGTCCATAGTTTTCCCCTAAATCATTGTATATATCTATCATATAAATATCATTGTTTTGAACATACTCTTTATAATGGTTAAATAAGTTTGAATTGTTATTTTCTCTTCTTATTTTACTACTAGATTTTAATATATTTGATGCTAAATATTTTAGATTTTCTCTTAAATCTTCATAATTTTTTAAATTATCTGATGGCTCTACATCTATTTTTAATAATTCATTTTTTCTTATCCATTTTTGACCTATCATTATACTTTCTTCCATTATTGTTGAATTAAAACGATCTTTATATTTATGCTTACCATATAAATACATTCTTGATGGTACGATATAATTATCATGCTTAAATGTTCCAACAAATATTGGATTATTTAAAATTGATATTGATATCTTTTTTTTTATTTTTAATATACTGTCATCGTCAAATATATACGATGTGTAAATGTAAATTTTGTTAAAATTATTTTTTATATTTTCATCATACATGCTATTATTTTTATCTTCAGGAAATTTATTAGTTATATCTTTGACTTTTTTCATTTTACCTTGTTCAATAGCTTTATTAATTAATTTTGATGTAGAAGCTAATGATTCATCAACTTGTGATTGCATAAATTCAGATTCTAAATCTTCCAAATTTATACCGTCTTCAAATTCATCAATTTCTTCTTTTTCATTAGCTTTAACTTTACCTTGAATAACTTCACTTTCTTCCTCAGATTCTTCTTCAGATTCTTCTTCTTCAGATATTTCTTCTTCTACTGATAAATCTTCATCTGATATTTCTTCAGAATCATTCTTAGTATCCATATTCATTTGGTGTAAATTATTAAAATCTATTTCTTCACTATCTTCTATATTACCACCTTTTTGAACTAATTCATTTATTCTATAATCATATATACTTTTATCTTCTCCTAGTAAAAAATTTTTTTGCCTTTTTTTATTTACCATTATATTGTAAATTAAATTTTTACTTGTTTTGTAAGAATAAGAGTGTCTTAGCTTTGGTAAGATTAATTTATTTATTTTTATGTGCTTATTGAACCAGTCATTTCCCAATCTTTTTTTTATTTGCTTTTTTTTATTATCTGTACTCAAAATTTTTTTAAATTCAAATTCTAAGTGATAAAAATTAAAAAAATATTTATACCAATATGCAGTATATTTTCCTTCTAAAATTTTTACTTCTTTTTTAGACAATTTTGTTAATGAATCATATAAAGATAGATCTTTTATCTTATCTAAAATCTTTTTAGTTTTATTATCAACAAGTGATCCTAAAAAAATATAGCAATTATATTGAATCCTTCTATTTTTATTTTTAAATTTAAATATAATTTTTTTTGGATTTTCCATTTACTTATATTAATAATTAAGAATAAAATAACAATTTATGCTTAACTAACCTAATACATTATTACCTACATTCATTCCACAATATTTTTTTGGGTTTGATGCATAGTTTACATATTTATAAATACCTAATTTTATACCTTTTCTTAATAAATATCTATTTATTTGAAAGAATAATTTAGTATGACCATATTCAGTACATCCTACATGTGCTAATTCATGTATTGCTACATACATAATTATATTATAATCATGAATTATACCTGTTTTCTTAGATCTAATACAAAGAACCATTTCATCACCTTTATTAACAGTATATGAAGTATATGGACTATAACCACTAGTTTCTCTAAAATTTATGTTATCAAATCTATTATACATTCTCATTATATATAACTTCATTTTTTTATCTTCAGCTAGTCCCTTTTTTAGATCTTTATAACATCTTATTACTAATTTTTTTAAATCTTTAACTACTCTTGCTATTAAATTTGCTGCTCTTTTTTTATCAGGTAAATTTCTAACTAAGTAAAATTCTTTATTTAAACTACTTCTAGTGTAAGCTATATCTTTATTATTGTTAAAGTAATATATAATTATAATTATCATCAACATACAAATAATTGTTGTTTCTTTCATAGAGTATATAATATATATTAAAAAAAAAGTGTATAAAGGAGAAGGATTATTTTTTTTTCTAATATTTAATATATTAATTATGGGAATTACTTTAACCAAAGAATCTACTAGTAATAAATTATATAAAGAAGGAAATCTTAATTCCACTGACTCACCATTTATCTCAACAGAAACATTTAATTTCATACAAAATAATGATTTAGTTGATACACCTGTTTCTGAAGTTAATAGCGATTTTTCAGTAACTTCTCAAAGCGAAGGTATTGTTGTTAGTGATATGCAGAAAGACGCAAGTAATGAAAGTGTTAATGTTGATGATTTTAATCAAACAGGTTCTGGAGAAGATTTATTTGTAAAAACAAATGAAGTTGCAGAAAATAAAACATTAATTAGTTTAGAAGGACTTACTATTGCATCACAAGTTAATCAAAATGGCGGTGGTAATGATCCAGTTGAATTAATTTCAATTGAAGGATTTACTCCAACTGAAGCAAATACTTATGATGTTGTTCAAAAAGGTGCTGGTAACTTAAAAACAGAAGATTTAGATGTATTTGATAAAACACCAAGTTTAGCATCTGAAAAATCATTTGAAATAAAAGAAAGACTTATGGATTTTGATGATATTAAACATGAAAGATCTGAAGACGATTTAGATGTATTTTCTGTTTCAACAAGAAAGTCTCGTAATTCATCACGTAGATCTTCTCGTAAACCATCTCGCAGATCATCACGCAAACAATCTCGTAGATCATCTCGTAGATCATCTCGTAGATCATCTCGCAAACAATCTCGTAAAAAGTCTAGTAAACGTAAATCTTCAAAAAAAAAACAAAGAGGCGGTTTAAGTGAATCACCTCAATATAACTTTTCAGAAACTTCTCAAGAATTATTATCAAGTCCTATGATTGGAGGAGCTTACTCCGCTGATTCTTCAAGTAGACAATCAAATAGTGATAGTGATAATTTTAGAATTAATGGAACACGTCAAATCAATTGATTTTTCATAGAAAAATTGAC